CCCGGGAGGCCCCCCCGGCCGCTTCGGGCCCCCCGGGGCGCCGGGCGCGCGGGGGCCCCGCCCCCCCTTTCCCATGCCCGGCCGCGCCCAACCCGCCTTCGCGGGCGTGCGGCCGCGCGCGCCGCGCCGGCCCGCCTGGCGACCAACCGGTGCGGCGCGCATCCCCGCCACGAACAGAAGGACGAAGCCATGTCCGCCACCATCGACCAGGCCTTCATCAAGCAGTACCAGGCCGAGGTGCAGGAGGCCTATCAGCGCCAGGGCTCCAAGCTGCGCCCGACCGTGCGCAGCAAGTCGGAGGTGCGCGGCGCCTCCACCATCTTCCAGAAGGTCGGCGCCGGCACCGCCGCCGCCAAGGCCCGCAACGGCGTCGTGCCGGTGATGAACCTCGACTACTCCAATGTCGAGTGCTTCCTGCAGGACTACTATGCCGGCGACTGGGTGGACCGGCTGGACGAGCTGAAGACCAACATCGACGAGCGCGTGGTGGCCGCCAATGCCGGCGCCTATGCGCTGGGCCGCAAGACCGACGAGCTGATCATCGCCGCGATGGACAGCGCCACGCAGGAGGCGATCGGCACCGGCGGCGGCGAGACCGACAATGACGGCCTGACCCGCGCCAAGGTGCTGCTGGCCTTCCAGATGCTCGGCAATGCCGATGTGCCGGATGACGGCCAGCGCTACGCCGTGGTCGGCTGGAAGCAGTGGAGCGAACTGCTGACCATCCAGGAATTCGCCAATGCCCAGTATATCGGCGATGGCGAGCTGCCCTGGAAGGGTACGCAGGCCAAGCGCTGGCTGGGCGCCACCTGGATCCCGCACAGCGGCCTGACGAAGAACGGCGCGCTGCGCTACTGCTACTTCTACCACAAGACGGCGATCGGCCATGCCTCCGGCGCCGAGATCAGCACCGACATCACCTGGCACGGCGACCGCGCCGCGCATTTCGTCAACACCATGATGAGCCAGGGCGCGGTGCTGGTGAACGACGCCGGCCTCGTCCGGATGCGCTGCAAGGAATAAGGCCTGCCGCGCGGCCCCGCCCGTCACGGGCGGGGCCATCCTTTTCCCGCATCCCTGCCGGAGTTTCCCGATGGCCCTCTCCGCCCTCGCGCTCTGCGCGCGCGCGCTGCTGAAGATCGGCGCGCAGCCCATCGCCTCGCTCGACGAAGGGACCGTCAAGGCCGAGGTCGCGGCCAACCTCTATCCCGGCCTGCGCGACGCGCTGCTGGCCGCGCATCCCTGGAGCTTCGCAACGGGGCAAGCGACCCTGCCGCGACTTGCGGCGAGGCCCGTGGCCGACTTCGCGCATGCCTTCCAGCTTCCCGCCGGCTTCCTGCGCGCCCTCTCGGCCGGCTCACCCCGGCGCGGCCGCGGCCTGGCCTACCGCATCCAGGAGGACCGGCTGCACTGCAATGCGGAACAGGTGGTGCTGACCTACATCTTCCGTCCGGAGGAAAGCGCCTTCCCGCCGCATTTCGCCGCCGCGCTGGTGGACCGCCTGGCCGCCGAGTTCTGCATCCCGCTCACCGAGAACACCTCCCGCGCCCAGCTCCTCGCGCAGCAGGCGGAGGCGGAGCTCCGCGCCGCCCGTCGCGCCGACAGCCAGCAGGCGACGCCGCGCGCGATCGAGGACTTCCCGCTGATCAGCGTCAGGGGCTGAGCATGGCGCAGTCCCGCATGCTGAAGACCAGCTTCACCGCAGGGGAGCTGGCGCCGGAGCTGCTCGGCCGCCCGGACCTCCGCGCCATGCGAATGGCGCGCGGCGCCTGCGCAACGTCTTCATCCAGCCGACTGGCGGCGTCACCCGTCGCCCCGGCCTGCGCCATGTCGCGCCCCTGCCTGGCCCCGCCAAGCTGATCGCCTTCGAGTTCAATACTGAGCAGACCTATCTGCTGGCGCTGACCGGGGGCGCGCTGCACGTCTTCATCGGCGATGCGCAGGTGGCGCAGCTGGCCGGCCCCTGGACGGAAGCGATGCTGCCGCAGCTCGCCCTCACCCAGAGCGCCGACACGCTGCTGCTCTGCCACCCGGACATGGTCCCGCAGCGCGTGACGCGCACCGGCCATGCGAGCTGGACGGTCACGCCCTGGAGCTTCACCGGCGAGCCCTTACACCGCTTCGCCGACCCGACGGTGACACTGGCCGCCTCCGCCACCACCGGCACGGTGGCGCTCACCGCCTCCGCGCCGGTGTTCCAGCCCGGCCATGCCGGGGTTCGCTTCCGCATCGGCGGCCAGCGGGTGCTGGTCGCGGACGTCGGCAGCGCGACGCAGGCGACGGCCATGGTCGAGGAGACGCTCTCGGGGACCGACGCCACGACCGACTGGGAGGAGGCCGCCTTCTCCTCCGTGCGCGGCTGGCCCATCACGCTCTGCTTCCACCAGGATCGCCTGGTGCTCGGCGGTTCGCGCGAGTTACCGAACCGGCTCTGGCTCTCGCGCTCCGGCGACCTGTTCAATTTCGATCTCGGCACCGGCCTCGACGACCAGGCGATCGAGTTCGGGCTGATGTCGGACCAGGTGAATGCCATCCGCGGCCTCTTCTCCGGCCAGCACCTGCAGGTCTTCACCTCGGGCGCCGAATGGATGGTGACCGGCACGCCGCTGACGCCCGGCAGCATCCAGCTCCACCGCCAGACCCGCGTCGGCTCGCCCGTCGCGCGGATGGTGCCGCCGGTGGATGTGGACGGCGCCACCATCTTCGTCGCCCGCAGCGGGCGCGGCGTCTTCGAATTCGCCTATACCGAGGTGCAGCAGAGCTATCAGGCGAACGACCTTGCCCTGGTCTCCCAGCATCTGGTGCGGGACCCGGTGGCGATGACCTACGACCAGCGCCGCCGCCTGCTGCATGTGGCGATGGCGGATGGCACGCTGGCGACGCTGACACTCTACCGCGCCGAGCAAGTGACCGCCTGGACGCGGCAGGAGACGGCGGGCGCCATCCGCTCGCTCGCCGATATCGAGGGCACGGTCTGGGCGGTGGTGGAGCGCGCCGGCACGATGCGGCTGGAACGCTTCGATGAGGCGCTGGCGCTGGATGCCGCGCTGACCGGCAGCGCGGCCGCGCCGCAGGACCGCTGGACGGGCCTCGGCCATCTCAACGGCCGCGGCGTCGGCGTGGTGGCGGATGGCGCGCCGCGCGGCAGCGCGCTGGTCGCCGATGGCGCCGTCACGCTCGACCCGCCGGCGCGGGAGGTGCAGGTGGGCCTGCCCTTCGCGCATGAGGTCGAGCCGCTGCCGCCCGATCTCACCTCCGCGCTCGGCGTGCGCGTCGCGCCGCTCCGGCTGGTCAGCGTCACCTTCCGGCTGCTGGAGACCAGGGCGCTCGCCGTCGATCTCGGCCGCGGGCCGCAGCCGGTCACCTTCCGGCGCCTCGGCACCGCGCTGCTGGATGCGGCGCCGCCGGCCTTCACCGGCGATGTGCGCCTGCGCGCCATCGGTTGGCAGCGGGATGCGCTGGCGCCGCTCTGGCGCATCGCGGACGACACGCCGCTGCCGATGACCCTGCTTTTCGTCACCACCGAGACGAGGATCACCGACTGATGGCCGCACTCGCCTCGCTTGCCACCGTCGTCGGGGCAGGCGCTTCCGTCTATGGCTCCGTTCGCCAAGCGCAGCAGCAGAATGCGCTGAACCGGGCGCAGGTGCAGATCTCGCAGCAGCAGGAGGCGGCGCGGCAGAAGGCGCTGCGGGTCCAGCAGGCGGCCGATGCCGAGGCGCGGCAGCGGACGCTGGCGTGCACCATCGCCACCACGCGCGCGCGCCTCGCCGCCTCTGGCCTCTCGCCCGATGGCGGCTCGGCCGGCGCGCTGACCGCGGGGCTGACGCAGGAAGCCGCGGCGGCGCAAGACGCGGATGACGCGACGCTGCGCGCGCGGCTGGCCCAGGGCCGCGTCAGCCTGCTGAACCCGGACGGCACCTTCGCCGCGCTGCTGCAGAGCGGCCGGACCTTCGGCTTCGCGGCGCGCAGCCTGCTGGACTAGCCACTCCCGCAACCAGCCGCCACGCCACCCCCCGTTGCGTGGCCGAAGGGGGGACACGTCCCCCCTACCCCCCTTCAGGAGCCAGTTCGCCCGATGGACGAGCACATCAGGATCGGCGACGTCGCGCCGCGCGTGCAGTACCTGGCCGATGGCCTTCAGGTCAGCTTCACCTATCCCTTCCCAATCTTCGAGGCCGCGGATCTCGAGGTGCGTCTCGACGGCCTCGTGCTGGCCTCTGGCTTCAGCGTCACTGGCGCCGGCACTTCAGAAGGCGGAAGCGTGACCTTCGACGCGCCGCCCGCCCACGGCCGCCGCGTCACCATGCGCCGAAGCCTGACGGTCGCGCACACCAGCGACTTCCAGGCCAATGGCCTCCTCCGCGCCCGCACCTTGAATGACGAGCTGGACTACCAGGTGGCCGCCCTGCAGGAGGTGAAGGAGGAGCTCGGCAGCGCGCTCCGCCTCGATCCTTCCGAGGTCGGCGGCACGCCGGCCCTGCCGCTGCGGGAGGCACGCGCCAACCGCCTGCTCGGCTTCGACAGCACCGGCGCCGTCACGGTCTTCGATCGCGGCGAGGGCACGATGACCGTGCCCTTCCCCGGCGGCATCCCCCGCACGGTGGAGGACAAGCTGGCCGAGCGCCTCTCGGCCCGCGATTTCGGCGCGACCGGCGACGGCGCGGCGGATGACGGCTCGGCGCTGCAGGCGGCGGTGAACGCCGCCGCGGCCAGCGGGAAGTTGCTCGAGATCGGCGAGGGCACCTTCCGCACCACCATGCCCCTGCTGCTGCCGGGCGCGGCCGCCGGCCTCTCCATGCGCGGGACCATTCTCTATGCCGGCCCGCCGGGCCAGGCGGCGCTGACGCTGGGCGATGGCGGCAGCGCCAACAACCAGCGCAAGGCCTATACCGGCCTCAGCGTGGTGCGCGCCATCCAGAGCGACTGGATCGACGAGGCGGATATCGGCATCCGCATCCGCAACATCGATGCCTCCCGCGTCGAGATCCGCCGGGCGGAGCGCTTCACCTTCGGCGTGCAGCTGGTGGGCGATGCCCGCGGCTGCGAGGACAGCGACATCCATTACGGCCGGATCATCGACAACCGGATCGGCCTCGATCTGCGGACGCTGACCGCCAGCGGCTGGATGAACGCGCTGCGCCACCATGGCGGACATTTCGCCTGTTCCAGCGCGACCAACCCGGCGATCGGCCGCTTTGGCGTGCGGCTCTCCGCCGCGCCGGGCGCCTACCGCCTGCACAACGCCCACCTGTTCCTGGGTCCGGCCTTCGAGCTGCAACGCCAGGGCACGCCGGGCACGGTGGATGCCATCCCCTTCCTGCTGGAGGTGGATGGCCGCGGCCTCACCGCGCGCGGCGTGCGGATGGAGGCCTGCTCGCCCTTCGTGGCGCGCCACACGGCGGCCTTCAACGACGCGGTCTATGAAGTCGCCTTCGTCGGCACCTACGGCTTCACCGGCTGCGCGGTGGACTATGCCGGCGCGACGCGCGCCGGCGGCACGGTGCTGCCGCTGCATCAGGCGGCGGCGGTACTCGGCACGCCGCGACTGGTGGCGGAGGCTTCGAACATCCGCGCCCGGGCCTTCCGCTGGGATGCGACGGCAACGGGGTTCGAGGGGCTGGCCGTGCTGTCCGGCAACCCGGCCGGGCCGCCCGCCACCCTTAACGGCTTCTGCTTCCCGGGCCTGTCCTCGGTCACCCTGAACGCGGACACGGTGACGCTGCCGACCAGCCGGGCGATCGCCTTCGTGGTGGATTGCTCGACCTGCAAGGAGTTCTTCCTGGCGGCCGAGGGCACGGCGCTGCGCCCGATGGCCATGCAGTTCGACGCGGCGGAGGCTGTCCTGGACGGCGGCGCGCCGCTGCTCTGGTCCAACATGAACGCGGTCTGGCAGGGCGCGCCCTCCTGCTGGTGGGAGGGCAATGCGGATCTCGACAGCCTGGTGGGCGGCCTTGCGCTGAACCGCCTGCAGCGGGTGACGCTGGCGCCCGGCGCGGCCTTCGCCGTCATCGGCGTGCGCGGCGGCCATGCCGGGTCGGTGCTGAAGTCACTGCGCCTCTACGCGCCGGCGACGGAGGCGCCGATGGTGCTGGCGGGCGCCGGCCGGGCCTGGGGCATGCGGGAACTTGCCGCCTCCCTCGCCTATGACCCGCCGAGCCTCGCCGCCGGCGCCACCGCCACCCAGGCGGTGACGCTGCCCCATGTGCAGGCCGGGGATTTCGTGCAGGCCGGCTTCAGCGGCCAGGCCTCCGCTTTCCTGGAATGGACGGCGGCCGTCACCACGGCGGGCAGCGCGGGCACGGTGACGGCGCGGGTGACCAACCGCCACCCCACGCTGGCCATCGACCCCGGCGCCGGCACGCTCTTCCTGCGCGCCGTGAAGCCGCGGGCCTGACGCGCATGGCCACGAAGCGCAGGCTGCCGATCGAGATCGATGTCGCGGCGGCGGCAAGGCTCGTGCTCGCCAGCTATCTCGACTTCCTCGGCCGGCCGGTGCCGGAGGAGGAGAAGGGCGACAGCAAGGCCTTCGCCGCCCGCCATGCCGCCGCCCGCTCCGCCCTCGCGCATCTCGAGCAGCTGGAGAAGCTGGCGGAGCGCAATTGCGACGAGGCACAGCAGCAGGCCGTCAGCGACATCCTCGCCGAGGCCCGCCGCCAGCTCGTCACCGCACATCTCGAGGAGAAGGAAGACGTGGATGGCGACACCGGAGGAGACGCCTGACTTCCTCGAATTCGCCTGGATCTGGAACCATGTCCAGGGCCAGCCGACGCAGGCGCCGCACCGCCGCATCGCCCGCTGGCTGCAGGGGCGCTGGGATGCCGGCGACCACCGCCTGCTGCTGATGGCCTTCCGCGGCTGCGGCAAGTCCACCCTGGTCGGCCTGTTCTGCGCCTGGCGCCTGTTGCGCGCGCCGGAGACGCGCATCCTGGTGCTGGCCGCCGACCAGGCGCTGGCGGTGAAGATGGTGGCGCAGGTCCGCCGCATCCTGGAACGCCACCCGCTCTGCCGGAAGCTGCTGCCGGAAAGCCCGGAGAGCTGGGCGATGGACCGCTTCACCGTGGCGCGGGACGCGGTGCTGCGCGACCCCTCCATGCTGGCGCAGGGCATCACCGGCAACATCACCGGCGCCCGCGCCGACCTCATCATCTGCGACGATGTGGAGGTCGCCGGCAATTGCGACACGCCGACGAAGCGGGAGGAGCTGCGCACCCGCCTTGCGGAATGCGAGTTCATCCTGGTGCCCGGCGGCACCCTGCTGTTCGTCGGCACGCCGCGCACCGCCGAGACCATCTACGCGCCGGCCACAGCGGAGAATGCCTTCCTCCGCGGCTACCGGCGCCTGACCCTGCCGCTGCTGGATGCGAATGGCGAAAGCGCCTGGCCGGAACGCTTCACGCCACCGGGGATCGAGGCGCTGCGCAGCCGCGTCGGCCCCCTCGCCTTCGCGCGGCAGATGCTGCTGCAGTCGGTGGCCGAAGCCGCGCTGCGGCTCGATCCCGCGCTCATCATCCGCTACGCGGAGGAGCCGGAATACCGGGAGGCGCATGGCCGCGCACAGCTCTCGCTGCTCGGGCGAAGGCTGCTCTCAGGCGGCGCCTTCTGGGACCCGGCCTATGGCCGGCCCGACACCGGCGATGCCAGCGTCCTCGCCGCCACCTATGTGGACAGGGAGGCGAACCACTACCTGCACCGCCTGGCCTACATCACCCACGACCCGGACAGCCCGGTGGACCCGGCGACGCAGCAATGCCGCGCCGTCGCCGCCATCCCGCGGGACCTGCTGCTGCCGGCGGTGCGCATCGAGACCAACGGCCTCGGCCGCTTCCTGCCGGCGCTGCTGCGGCGGGAACTGGCCCGCGCCCACGCGCCCTGCGCGGTGATCGAGCATGCGAGCCGCCGCGCCAAGGCGGACCGCATCCTCTCGGCCTTCGATCCGGCGCTGGCCGGCCGCAAGCTGCACGCGCATGACAGCGTCTTCCGCACGCCCTTCGCGGCCGAGATGGCCGCCTGGCGCCCGGAAGCCGCCTCGGCCCGCGACGACGCGCTGGACGCCGTCTCGGGCTGCCTGCTGAACGAGCCGGTGCGGCTGCCGCAGGTCACGCCGGCGGTGCGCGGGATGTCGTGGCGGGGCGTGTGACCGCAGGGAGGGCGCTGCCCTCCCCGCACCCCTCCCGCCAAGGGCCGAAGGGCCCTTGGAACCCTTGAGTCATCGACCAAGGCGAGGCCCCCTTTCAGGGGCCTCGCCTTGGTCGATAATCCCATACAGGGGTCCGGGGACCGGTCCGGTCCCCGGCGGGGGTGCAGGGGGCAGAGCCCCCTGCGTCACGCGCAGCGCCGCAGCACCTCCCGCGCATGCCGCCCGAGCCCCTCGGCCGTCGGCTCGTAGCGTCCGTCCTGGCGCAGCCGGGCCAGGCCCATCTCGCGCAGCCGCGCCAGGCAGGGTCCGTCCTTCAGCCCGTCGGGCCGGCCGGGGTCGCCCACCAGCGTCAGCCGGTGCAGGGCGGAGCGGCAGCAGGTCTCGAGATAGGGCTCATTCCACATCGTCACAGAGTTCGTCGTCCCGGTCGCGCTGCCCGGAGGGTGGTCGCGCCGGCCTCACGCTTCAAGGAGACCCGCCATGCAGATCGAGGCGACCTGGTGGATCACTGCGGTGGAGGCGCCGATCGTCGCCGCCCTCTTCTACATGATCCACGGCCTGCGGCGTGACCTGCACGACCGCATCGACCGTGCCGACCAGCGCGAGAGCGACGCGGTCACCCGCACGCGGGACGAGCTGGCCGAGTTCAAGCTGGAGGTGGCGCGCGCCTAAGTGCCGCTGTCGCTGATCCGCGACGTGGACCGGCGCCTCTCGCAGCACCTGCTGCGGATCGAGGAGAAGCTGGAGGAGGTGAAGCGCGGCGGGCTGCTGCCCCCGCGGAGCCGTGGCGTGGTGGGGGAGGACGTGTCGTGACGGCGGCCGAGCTGCTGGCACTGACGCTGCGCGCCGAAGCGGGGGAGCGGCCGGTGCGCGCCATCGAGGCGCTGGCCGCGCTGGTGGTGAACCGCGCGCGCAGGGCGATGGCCGGGGAGGCCGCGTGCGCCCGCTTCGCCCCGGGCGCGGCACCGGGCCAGCCCTGGCCGGTGCTGCTGGCGCAGGCCTGCCGGGCACCGTTCCTGTTCGGCTGCTGGCAGCCCCGGCACCCGCGCCGCGCGGCGTTGCTGGAGGCGGCGCGGGCGGCGGACCCGGCGCTCGCCATTTGCCGCCGCGTTGCGGCGCGCGCGGTGGCCGGTGCCCTGCCGGACCCGACCGGCGGCGCGACGCACTGGCATGCGGCGGAGCTGCTGCCCGGCTGGGCGCTCGGCCAGGTGCCAATGGCGGAGATCGGCGGGCTGATCTTCTATCGGCTGGAGGCAGCGCCGGAGCGGCCCGTCACCGCGGCCCCGCCTGCCCCGCGCCGTGGCGCGGTCGCGCGGCACGCCTGATGGCAGCGGGGCCGCGGTGACGGGCCTTGCCGCCCACGCCGGCTGGCCGGGGGTGAACCCCCGGGACGCCCCGCCCATCCGCGACCCAGCGACCGCATCA